AGCTCACCTGGATGGCCGAGTACCTGCAGCACCCCGATCAGGTCAAGCGCCTCGAGGCCGGGGACTCGGAGGTCCTCGAGCTCACCGAGACCGCCCGGACCCTGCGCGACGCGCTGAGGCGCATGGAGGCGGAGGCGCCGGGCGCCCTGCGGTACGCGGTGGTCGCGATCGAGGAGCGCTACGGCAGGGGAGACCGGAGGGCCTCGAGGGCTCGCCAGATGGCCCGGACGCTCGGAAGAGTGGAGGCGGCATGAGATTCGTTTTTCCCTGGCCCCCCTCGGTGAACCTCTACTGGCGCCACAACCACGGCCGGACCCACATCAGCAAGGAGGGGCGCCGGTACCGCGCCGACGTGTGGGCGATCGTGGCCAGCCAAGGGACGAACGGCCTGCCCCTTCGCGGCCCGGTGCGGGTGGAAATCCATGCTTACCCGCCGGACCGCCGGCGGCGGGACGTGGACAACATCGGGAAGGCGATCCTCGACGCCCTGGAGTTTGCCGGGGTGCTCGAGGACGACAACCAGGTGGCAGATCTGCGGATCGTGCGGGAGGGGGTTGTGAGGGGCGGGCTGGTCGAAGTCGAAGTAGTGGAGGTTGGCAATGCCGGCTAAGACCGCGATCGAGTGGACGGAGAAGACATGGAACCCGACGACGGGCTGCACGAAGGTGAGCGCGGGCTGCAAGTACTGCTACGCCGAGCGCATCACGAAGCGGTTTCCAAATCACTTTCCCAACGGCTTTCGCTTCACCCTCCACCCCGAACGGCTGAACGAGCCGCGGCGGTGGAAGAAGCCGAGCTTGATCTTCGTCAACTCCATGAGCGACCTCTTCCATGAGGAAATGCCCCTCGACATGTCTTCCAGGTCATGCGTGAGACCCCGTGGCACATTTACCAGGTACTTACGAAACGCCATGAGCGACTCGCCGAGCTCGCGCCCGAGCTTGAGCCTTGGCCTGAAAACGTTTGGATCGGTGTCTCGGTCGAGGATGCGCGCTATAAGCACCGGATCGACTATCTCAGGCGGGTCCCTGCGGCGGTTCGCTTCATCTCCTTTGAGCCCTTGATTGGCCCGATCGGTGAAGTGGACCTGACAGGGATTCACTGGATCATCGTCGGTGGCGAGTCCGGTCCCAAGCGCCGGCCGATTCGCAAAGAATGGGTGATCGAGCTCAGGGATCAAGCCTTGGCCCAGGGCGTGGCGTTCTTCTTCAAACAATGGGGCGGGTATTCGCCCAAGGCGGGTGGGAGGATTTTGGACGGGCGAACGTGGGATGAGATGCCGTTAGGGGTAAGGAGTGCCCTATGACCGCCGAGGAGCGCCGGCTCGCCGAGGTCTGGTACCAGGCTCTCCGCCGTTGGCAGACAAAGCGCCTCACCGACACCCTGCCCACCGGACCCCGCAGGACGCCGAAGGGGGCGGCGGTGCGGGTGGTCTGGGGGTGTCCGGTCTGCCGTTCGCTCCGAGCACCCGAGTTCGACCTGGCCATTTTGGAGGCCCGCGCTCGTAGTGAGGATCTGCGTCCTATCGTGCGGTGGATCGCGGATGAGCTCCGCGTGCGTGAGGAGGTGGTTTGGACGCATGCCCGCGACCACCTTGACCCAGCCCCGGCCCGCCCCCTGGTGGGGGAGTGGGCGCGGCGCCGGCGCATCGACCTCGGCGAACACCTGCTCACCCCGGCCGGATGGATCCCGGTCGAGCGGGTGCTGGCGGCGATCCGGGAGGCACCGGAGGAGCACCGGGTGCTCTTGGATCAGGTGAGGTTTGGGAAGGGCAGGAGCTCACTGTTAAAGGGCGACGGGCATTTTCACAACTCTTCGAGTCGACGATTGGCCGATGCGGTCATTTGGTTGGCTGAAAGGGTCGCCCGACGAGTATCTTCGATTCATGGATAGACAAGTTCTTGCGTGGGTGCGGGTTTGCAATGTTCTATTGACATGGCCAGGCACTCAAGGCACAACGGCCACGGGCACAACGGCCACGGTTTGGGCGATTGATAAGGGTGATTCCAGTGATGGCAGGATGTTCATAAAATACGCTGCGGCAGATCGTCGGAGTTTTGCTAGGGAAATTGCTGAGGCTGTTATTCGTGGGAAATTGGAGGAGCTCGAGCGTGAACAACGTCTTTATCAGTTTCCTGAATTACAGATCTGGGGGAAAGATGAACCGTGTGAGCTCTATGCTGTTGTATCCCGAGATGGTGGGGAGCTAGAGCTGGTTGCGCCGGTTGATGTTGAAGGCGTGTGGGCGGAAGCTTCCCCACCCAAAACCATTTAGGCAACTACATCCCGCACTTTTTGCTACAATATCGCTAGACTAGCCGAACTCCTGCCACCTGGCGGGAGTTTTCTTTTTGGCGGGGTAGAGCAACGGTAGCTCGCCGGGCTCATGACCCGGAGGTAGCGGGTTCGACTCCCGCCCCCGCGACCAGATCACAAGGTCACAACTATGCCGCTCAGGAAACGCGAGGTCGCCAAGGCCCTGCGCGAGACGCATGGGGTCATTACCCGAGCCGCCCGCAAGCTTGGCGTGGCTCGGGAGACCCTGAGCCGCTACGTCTCGAAGCACCCTGACCTTCAGAAGGTGCGCGACGAGGCCAAGGAGGCCCTCGTTGATATGGCTGAGGAAGGCCTCGTCGAAGCCTTGGAAAAGCGCCGCCCCTGGGCGATCCAGTTCACGCTGGCACGCCTTGGCAAAGACCGCGGCTACACCGAGCGCACCGAGCAGGAGCAGGTCGGCGAGATCCGGGTGAGGGTGGTCCGTGAAGACGGTTGAAGTCGAGGTCCGCCTGCCCCGGCTGCACCCGGGGCAGGAGCAGGTGCTCGCTGAGGCACGGCGCTACAACGTCCTGGCTTGCGGCCGCCGTTGGGGCAAGACGACGCTCCTTGAGGACCTGGCGGTGAACGCCGCCTTGGACGGCAAGCGGGTGGGGTGGTTCGCCCCCACCTACGCCCTCCTCGAGGAGGCCTTCGGCCGCATGCGGCGGACCCTCGAGGGGGTGATCACCCAAGCGGCCCAGTCGCCCCACCCCCGCCTTGAGCTCTACACCGGCGGGGTGGTCGAGTTTTGGACTCTAGAGGACCCCTACAAGGCGGGCCGCGGCCGTGCCTACCACCTGGCGATCGTGGACGAGGCCGCCTTCGCCAAGCGCCTCGACGTGGCCTGGGAGGAGAGCATCAGCCCGACCCTGACCGACTACCGGGGCTCGGCGTGGTTTGCCAGCACCCCCAAGGGCCGGAACTACTTCTTCCAGCTCTGGGCTCGGGGGCAGGGGGAAGACCCCGAGTGGAAGAGCTGGCGGATGCCGACCAGCACGAACCCCCACATCTCGCCCGAGGAGCTCGAGGCCCGGCGGCGCTCCATGCCCGAGCTCTCCTGGCGGCAGGAGTACGAGGCCGAGTTCGTGGACGCCGAGGGCGGCGTGTTCCGCGACGCGGTCCTGGACGCCGCCTTCGTCCTCGATGGACCGGAGGAGCCGCGCCCGGGCCGCCGCTACGTGGCCGGCGTGGACCTCGCCCGCACCACCGACTACACCGACGTGCGCGTTCTCGACGTGACCGAGCTCCCGGCGCGGCTGGTCTTCCACGACCGCTGGCGGGGTGACACCTGGGCGGTGACCGCCGACCGGGTGGCGGGGATCCTCCGCCGGTACAACGCTTTTGGCCGGGTGGACGCCACCGGGGTCGGCGATCCGGTCTTCGAGGCGCTTCGCCGCCGCTGGCCGCGGGTCGAGGCGGTGAAGTTCACTGCGCAGGTCAAGACCCAGCTGGTGGAGCGGCTGGTGGTGGCGTTAGAGCAGGGGGAGCTGCTGCTCTACAAGGAGCCTGCCCTCGAGGCCGAGCTCAAGGCCTTCCGGGCCGAGGTGTCGCCGAGCGGGCACGTGCGCTACTCGGCGCCTGAAGGGATGCACGACGACGCGGTGATGGCCCTGGCCCTCGCCGTGAGCCGCACCGCTCCGGCCGCCTACGAGCCGATTCGCGTGAGGAGCACCCGGGTATGAAGATCGAGTCCTACCACGAACCCAGCCAGAGGGCCTTCGCCGACTGGAGCCCGGCAACGGTGCGCTCGGCGATGGCGCTCGCCGAGGCCGGTGAACTCCGCCTGGCCGCCGACCTGGTGCAGGCGATGATGGGCGACGACCGGGTGGGCGGCGCCCTCGGCGTGCGGGTGCGGGGGCT